CTTACTATATTAATAGAGGTACTACTTCAGGCTGGGCTAATAATTATAATTTTTATAATACAGGTGGGTGTACAATTACTTTGATGGAGATAGCGCAATGAGTACTTTAGGTAATTCACCACAATTTGCAAAAGCATATAAGTTAGATACAATTGTTACAGATGGGTCGACAGCTTATACATTACAGTATAATGGTGCTAATCAAACAACTCTGATACCAGAGACAATGATTGTTTCTGTTAATGGTGTTATACAAAATCCTAATTCAGCATATACAGTTTCAGGCTCAACTATTACTTTTGCTGAAGCATTAGCATCGACTGACACAATAGATTTTATTACAGCTATTAGTGAATCGCACGCCGTGGCCACAGTATCTGATAATACCATATCACCGGCAAAACTTGCTCCAACTTTAGGATTGACAAATACGCCTGTACGTATAAATACAAACAGCATAGACGCAAATACAACAATAGACGCTGATAAAAATGCTATGGTTGCAGGACCGATAACTGTCAACGCTACCATAGTTGTCAATGGAACATTCACGGTGGTATAATGGCTTCAATATTAACAGTAGATAATTTAGTAGGAAAGACAACAGCTAATACTGTACATGTTCCTGGTCATTTCATTCAAACAGTAAGAGCCGAATATAGAACATATACTACTACGGCTTCTTCTTCATTTGCTGCAACTGGTTTAACAGCTAGTATAACACCTAAATTTTCTAATAGTAAAATACTAATTACTTTAATAGTAAATGGTTTGTTTAAAAATAATAACGGACAGTTTATAGCTTTAAGTCTATATAGAGGTTCAAGTAGTATTGCTGTTTTAGATACAAGCGTTGCTTATAATACAGCTAACGATGAAATAAATTATGGCATACACAGTAATGTTTATCAACATGAAGACTCACCTTCTACAACAAGTGCAACTACATATACTCTCTATTGGAGAAGCTCTGATGCAGGAACAATTGGCATAAACAATTATAATCTTCTTAATGGAGATAGTTTGTCTACTATTACATTACAGGAGTTAGCGGTATGAGTACTATGTATGTTGATAATCTTAGAGAAAAGACGATCGATAAGGGTGTGCATATTCCTGGTCATGTTATTCAGGTAAAAAGAGCTTCTGTTGGTGGTAATATCTCGACTTCATCTAGTACTCCAGTAGCAAGTGGAGTACAATGCAGCATAACTCCTAAATATTCTACAAGTTTAATTAAAATTGAATTAATCGGAGGAAGAAGTTATATTATAGCTAATCAACAATTAGATGTAAGTCTTTATAAAGATGGTTCAAATATTAATACAACAGGTGCTGGTCGTTGGGAATCTATATACTCAAACGGAACAGATGCTCATTACGGAGGCTTTTCGGCCTGTTGGTTTGAAACAGCAGGATCTACTGCTGCAAGAACATATGAACTTTATTTTGACGTCGGTACAGGAACAGGATATTTAAATAATAGTCCAGGAGGTGGTAATGAATACCTAATTCATCTTGTAGCAACGGAGATAGCCCAATGAGTTTAACTAGAGTAAATAATATAACTAGTAACTTAACAGTAGACGGTACATTAACGACTACAAGTACAGGCACAAGTTTAACCTCAAATTCTTTTAATATAGTTAAGATCCAAACTGATAAAGATGATAATGGATCAAATGATGATGCCATTCTTCAATTTACAAATGGTAGCTCAAATACTGTTAAAGGTGAAATACGTTATGACGAGTCTGAGGCTATGTTTGAGATTGGGCATGGAGACAATCAAGGGCATCTAAGAATTAATTCTGATGGTTATATCACAACCCCCAATCAACCAGCTTTTAACGCTAAAAGTACTAATGCTATAGCTATTTCAGGAACAGTAACATTAACATTTAATTCGGTAAGAAATAACGTAACTAGTTCTTATAATAGCTCTAATGGCACTTTTACAGCGCCAATAGCCGGATGGTATCTTTTTACACATAAAGGACTTTACTATGCAATGAGTGCATCTGAATATTTAGATTTATATCCATATGTGAATGGCTCTCAATGGGCTAGATATGAGCAGACCGGTAATAGTGGAGAGCATACACAAGTTGACTATTCAGAAATTATTTATTTAAATGCTAATGATACCTTTAAAATTCTTGCAAGCAATAGAAGCATAGGTTCATATAATATGTATGCACAAGAAAATCATTTTAGCGGACGCTTGTTAGGATAAGAAGATGGCAACAACTAAGGCATTAGAACTAGGACAACTCGGTAGAAAAGCTACGATAGATAGCGCTTCTGTCAATATCGAGACTTTATCAAGCGTTGATAGTGCGGCTATTCTTGGAATAGTTGATTCGGCCGTTGGCCCACTATTATCTAACACATTTGTATATACAGCCACCTCTGGTCAATCAGCATTTACAGGTGCTGATAATAACTCATCAATATTAAATTATACAGCTGGTAATATTCTTGTACAAGTTAATGGTGTAATACAGGTTACAGGTGTTGATTATACAGCAACGAATGGTAGTACAGTTACACTTACTGATGCCGCTGACTCCGGAGATGCAATTGTAATATCAGCTTTTAATACTGGTAATGTTGCATTCGGTCAAGCCGTAGAACAAGATTTTAAATACAATATAGCAGGTACTCCGAGCGTTGTAGAAGATAGTGATACAAGCGGTAACATATTAAGTATAAACACCTTAGGTACTATCGTAACTCTCAATGGTCTTACAATGAGACCAATAACTGATTATACATTAGCTACAGATAAAGTTACTTTTACTAGTCCATTAGATTCAGGTGATGAAGTAATGGTTCGATCATATAATACGTTAACAGTTGCTGATACCGTATCAGCTACTAATGGTGGAACATTTACAGGTCATGTTACAGCAAAAACTATTACAACGTCTCAACCATTTCATATTAATAGTCAGACTGTAACAGAAGATTTTACGCTTTCGGCGGGCAATAATGCAATGGCTGCTGGACCTATTACTATAAATAGTGGCAAAACTATAACGTTACAAGCTGGTACAAGATGGGTAGTTGTATAAATGTCTAAGATAAGAATAAAAGGTGATACGAGTGACTATGTTGATTTAACAGCCAGTGCCACAGGTGGTAAACTAGGTATTGGCACAGACACTCCTGATTATGATTTAACTGTTGAAGGTTCTAGTCATCCTAGAATTAAAATTAATTCTACAAATAATACTGCATCCGGTTTGTTTATGACTGTTCGTAATTCAGGAACTCTTACTGGCACGGCTACTACAAGAATTGATGAAACAGGTAATTATAGCATTTATAATGGTACAACATCTTCACCATTAAATATGAATATAGATGCTTCAGGCCGTGTTACAAAGCCTAATCAACCAGCTTTCTTAGCTAAGGTTAATAGTAATATTAATAACTTATCTGTAAATACTGCGAGTAATGTTGACATACCTATTACTAATGAAATATTTGATCTTAATAATAATTTTTCATCTAGTACTTTTACGGCACCTGTTACTGGTAAATATGTTTTAGGTTTTCATGCGAGACTTGATAATATTGACGCATCAACAACTAGCTATAGTTTTTATTTAGTAACGTCTAATAGAACTTATAGTTATATATTTGATCCTGATGTTGGAAATGATAGGCTTTATTCTTCACCAACTTTAAACATTTTAACAGATATGGATGCAAATGATACTGCTAAAATGCAATATTATGTTAATGCAGGTGCTGCTCAGGCAACACTTGTTAATTTAACTTATTTTTATGGCTACTTAGTAGCTTAACTCAAGGAGATTATAATGGCTGTGACTGTGACAATAACAATAGATGATACTGATGAAAAGGTATTATTGAATGATTTACTTGGAATCAATGATTGGTGTCAATCTGCTGTTGGTGGAAAAATAAACAGTTCTTGGGATCGCATGCGATCTGAGTGGACTGCAAAGCTAATGGATGATCCAAGTTTTACTGATCCAATTCCTAGCAATAAAGCTGATTTTGTAACTCTTGTAACAAGTAGAAGTGATTATAAAAATAGAAGTCAAAGAGATTCTGACGAAGGATAAAAAGTGTCAACGCTTAAATTAGAAAATATAAAGCACGAAAATTCATCTACCAATAATATGGTGATGAATAGTGATGGTAGTGTAAGTGTAACCGGAGATTTAGCCGTAGACACTAATACTTTAAAAGTAGATGCCACAAATAATCATGTTGGATTTGGCACTGCTACACCGCAAGCACCTATTGATGCAACACTTGCTGCGGGTGGTGACTTTGTTGCACGGTTTCAAAACACGACATCAGCTACACCTTATAATGTACAAATTTATGATGCTCCATCAGCGCAGAATGGATATCCATTATTACAAGTAACGAATAGTGCTGGATCTACAGCTTATCTAAGAGTAGATAGCGGTGTAGGTCGTGTAACAATGCCTCTTCAACCTAGCTTTATGATAAGAGGTTCAAGTGGAAATAAAACTATAGCTAGTGGTGCTTCAGTTGCTTCAGGGATGTATAATCCAACTGTTTTACATAATGTTGGTAATCATTTAAATACATCCAATGCCGTCTTTACAGCACCTGTTGATGGTAGATATTACATGGAATTTGTTGCTTACACTCAAACCACAGGCGGTTTAAAAAATCAATATGTTGCTGCTTATTTAAATTTTAGTAATTGCGGTCCTGTATATGGTTTTCACGAGTGCGGTCCTGATGTTTGTGCTCAGATTTCAGGTATTTTTAACATGAGTGCTAATGATACTGTTCAACCATATACATATGGTCACAGCAGTGTAACGCAATCTTACATTGGGCAACACTCATATTTTTCTGGACATTTATTAGGGTAGAAAGATGGCATTAACACTTACAGGAAACGGACAAATAACAACAGACAATTTTACTGTTGGTTCTGATGGTACTACAACAATTAATAATGATATTATTGCAAATAAGAATTTGAGATTATATACTACGGATGATCAAGCGAATCAATGGTATGTTTATACATATACAGATGATACTTTACGTATGAATTATAATGGTGCAGGTGGCGATGAAGTAATTTTAGACACTAATGGTATTATGAGAAAGCCTAGTAACCCTTGGTTTGATGTAAAGGGTACTGGAGGTTGGACAAGCTTTGCGGCTAATGAAAATATAATGACTGGTTTATTTTCTAGTGGCACTCTTTATCAAAACAGCGGAGGTGGATTTAATCAATCAAATTCTACTTATACTGCACCAGTAGCTGGGCGATATGTTTTTATGTGGCATACGTATACTAGGGGTGGTAGTAGTGGTGCTGCTGGTTCTTATATCTACCCGAGATTATATAAAAATGGATCTCCTATACATCCTAGAAGCCTTATACTTCATTATACAACAGGTACTAACTATGACTTAGGAAATGAAGTGACAATTTTAACAGACCTAGCAGCAAATGATACTATAGTAGCTGGATTTTGGTCTAATAATACTAGCAGTCAATATTATGGCGCTGCTTTGCATTTACAAATGTATTTTGTAGGATAAGATATGTCAAGAACAAGAAATTTAGCTAGGTTACATTCTGATTCTGATGGTAATGTCATCATGAACGGTTCATTAACTGTCGATACTAATACATTACATGTCGATCCAACAACTGATTTTGTTGGTATTGGCACAACTACTCCAGATGTTAATAGTTTTGGGGCAGGAAGCGGAATATTAACAGTAGCTTCTGATACAGGTAGCGCAAAGACTGCAATGGTCAATATTGTTGGAGATGGCAATGATACAAGCGGTACAAGAGTAGCTTCTGTATTTTTTAATGACGCTTCAGCAACAGGAGCAGGTGCTACTCTTGCAGGAGTAGAAGCTTATAGGGCTTCTAATCATGCTACTGATCCTGGTGCGGATTTAGTTTTTTCTACTAATTCGAGTACTGGTGGCTATTCAGAACATTTACGTATTAATGCTGCCGGTGACATTGGATTCGGAACTTCAACTCCAAATCACTATAATGAATGGAGAACATTAACATTTAATGGTGCTGGTACATCTGGTGGTGAAATAGATTTCGAAACACAAGGTACATTGAATGCAGATATATTTGCAAATGCAAGTGCTATGCATATTAGGCATCTTGCAGGCGCAAGTGCTCCAATCAAAATGTATGCTGGTGGTGATACAGCGGCTAAAGAAGCTTTAAGGCTTCAAGATGGTACAGTAATGCATCCTAATATGCCTCATTTTGCAACTAGGCCATATTATACAAATACATATTTAGCAGCAGGCACAGTCGTTGATATGTATAATGCCCATGTTAATCAGGGTAATCATTTTAACGGAACAACTAATAGGTTCACTGCTCCATATAGTGGTGCTTATTATTTTGCCTTTCATAGTAACATACATAAGGCCGTGGCTGGTGTTATGTATTTTGATTTTTATAAAAACGGAAGTTCGTCCGTTACAACACAGGGCGGTAGAATATACGGTTATTACCAGGGTGGATGGGAAAATATGATGGGATTTGCCGTACTTAATTTAGCTCAAAATGACTATGTTACTTTAAATGCCGCGGGTGGTGATCCAAAAGTAGATGGCGGAGCATATGGCCAATTTTATGGTTATATGCTAAGTACAACGTAGGGAATCTAAGATGGGTAACGCAAGAAATTTAGCTGATAATCTTCCTGTAACAGGACAACTTTCTGGACGCAACATGGTTCAGAACGGAGCGTTTATAGTTGATCAGAGGCGAGAGTATGCTGCACATACTATTGTGGCTGGTTCAAATAAGTTTTGCGATCGTTGGGGTTTTTATAGTGATAGCGGTGCAACAAATAAGTATGGTGCAACAGCACAAGTTGTAGATGATGGTCCCAGTGGGTTTGAAAAATCTTTTAAATTTACTATTACATCAAATAGTGGAGCTATACCTGCAACAAGCGAAGTTATTTTTAGACATGTTATGGAAGGCTATCAAACAAACAGACTAGATTTTGGTACTGCGAATGCAAAAAATGCTACTCTTTCTTTTTGGGTAAAATCTTCTATCGCTGGTAATTATGGGCTTACTGTTCAATATGTAGATAGCGGGGGAACTAATCTTTACAATTTAAGAAGTTATACAGTAAATTCTGCTAATACATGGGAATATAAAACAATTGCAATTCCTAAAAATACTGCAAACGGTATACAGCAAAAAACGAGTGGTGTTGGTTTTCGTTTAAATTTTGATCTTGGGGAAGGTGCAACATATTCTGGTTCTGTAACAGGCAACTGGCAAAGTGCTTATGTAAATGGTCTATCTGGTGGTGTTAAAATAGCTAATACTAATGGAGCTACATGGCAACTTACTGGAGTGATGTTGGAGGAAGGTGATCAGGCTTCTCCGTTTGAATACGAAGACTATGGTCGTACCCTTAGTACATGTCAAAGGTACTTTTATCGTTGGACTAGTTCAGGTCTATCTGATAATTTATATATTAGTACTCCTTATGCATCAGGCACACCACCAAATACTTCGGCATCTGTAGCTTATACTTTTCCTGTGACAATGAGAGTAAACCCCACAATGACTGCTATATCTGGTAGTGCGGTATCAAACTTAAATAGATTTACTTCAAGTGTTCATAACGCAACAGCACAACATGCTTCAACTTCTTCTAACGCGGCTTTATCTCTTGATAGTTGGACCGCAGATGCGGATTTTTAAATGAATATTACATCAGTAAAATATGTATTAGACGATGATGGTAACAACTGTCAAGTCAGATCTACTATAGATGGACAAGAAATGTTTGTACCAATGGTAGATGGCAACAGTCATTGGGAAGCAATACAGGAATGGGTAGCAGACGGTAATACAATAGAAGAGGCTGGATAATGACTAGGGCAAGAGATTTATCAAAAATAGTTAATAATAAGATGACAGTATTTAAGTATACTGCCACGGCCAGCCAAACTACATTTACTGGAGCCGATGATAATAGCGCAACGCTATCATATAATCCTAATTCTATAATAGTAACATATAACGGTATTGTTTTAGAAAACGTATCAGAATATACAGCAACTAATGGTACTTCAGTTGTTCTTGCAACAGGAGCAACAGTCGGCTCAGAAGTTAACATTATTGCATTTGAAGACTTAGCATATTCAGGAGTTATGCCAACAACCGGTGGTACGTTTACTGGTAATGTAAATGTTAATGGTAATGTTGGCGTTGGTACTTCAAGCCCAGATAGAAATTTACATGTCAAAAAGACAGATACGGGTGGTACAGTAGCTAAGTTCGAAAACTCAGCTGGTAGCTCTTTTATTGAAATGGCATCTAGTGCAGGAGGTGGCGCTAACGGCGGATATATCGAATACAATGCAACTAAAGATTTTAAGTTTGCTCCTGGTGATACAAATAGGATGGTAATTAAAGCAGATGGTAAAGTCGGTATTGGTATAGAGGCACCACAAGCACCTTTGCATATTGAAGCGCCTGACAATTCTGAACTTATGAATTTTACTGTAACAGGTAATGAAAGATGGGCACTGAGAGGTGAAAGCGGTTCAGGGTCAAATGATTTCCTTGGACTTGGAATTGCTGGTGGTGTACAAGCTATGTATTGGAACGAAGCAGGAGAAGTACAAGCGCCTTCACAGCCAAGTTTCTATGCATATCCTACTACTGCATCGACTAGTATATTAGCTAATAGTAGTTGGCAAGTATTACCGTTTAATGCTGTTGGTTGGGATATAGGTAATAATTATGATACCACTAACAAAAGATTTACTGCACCTGTTGCAGGAAGATATTTATTTACTTGGATGTGCCAACTTGAAAATGCTAACACGGTAACTTGGGCATACTTGTATCCATCAGTAAATGGCAGTAGAGCTCAAAATAGGGGTAAGGGTGTATCTTATTCAGATTTTAAAATGCAGCCTAATTACCATACAGAACAAGGTGCGTGGATTATGAATTTAGCTGCAGGTGATTATATTTCACTAGACTATATAGGTTCAGGTAGTGCTAAAGATTTTAAAACTGAAAGTCATTGGACAGGAATATTGCTGAGCTAAACTATTATAAATAACATAAACGCCAAACGGGGAAAGTGAACTAATGGCTACGGATAAAGATTTTGTCGTCAAGCACGGCTTACAAGTTGGCTATGATTCAGCCACAACATCAAACCTTTTAGTAGACTTCGGACATATCAGAACGCCAACAAGGCCTTCTGGTACAAGCGATACTACCGTTGCTACTACTCAATTTTCAACAAATGCAGCAAACGAAAATGCAGTTGCGATGGCAATCGCGTTAGGATAAACTATGCCCAATACATTTTTAAGAAAATTATCAAGGAACGTCGGAACATCACCAGCAACTGTTGGAAGTTATACAGTAGGATCTTCTACTCAAACAACAGTCATTGGATTGACTTGTTCTAATAATACCGCAACGGCAATCACCGTAGACGTCGCTCTCAATGATGGAGCGAACGATCACTTTATGGTTAAAACGGCAACTGTACCCAGTGGAGGTTCGTTAGTCGTAGTTGGTGGTGATCAAAAAGTTGTTATGCAAACCGGAGATAGTGTAAAAGTAACATCGAGTGCAGCAAGTAGTTGTGATGTTATTATGAGTTTATTGGAGATAACATAATGGGTAGGTCGCACGATCTTGCTAGAGGTGCTTCTTCTCTTTATCAAACGCAAGCTGCGAGTGATACAAGATATGTAAACACTACTGGCGATAGTATGACCGGTAATTTAGAGGTCGATGGTATTATTGAAATTGACAAAACAGGTGATCACCCTGCATTGAGATTTGTAGAAGATGGCTCAAACACTAGAGGTTATATGGGTTCAGGTGATTGGGCTATTAATGGATTGGCAAATGATGACTTTGGCATCTCATCAAGTTCAACCGGTGATTTAGTATTAGGAACTGGTGCAGGTACAGAGAGACTTAGATTAAACAATACAGGGCCAGTGTCAATGGCTAGTCAGCCAGCATTTAGAGCTTGGGCAGCTACGATTTATTCATCTGTTGGTGTTATGACTTTTCCAAACGTAACTCAAAAAGGTGGCAATAATTATAATACAACATCTGGATTATTTACTGCTCCTATAGCAGGATGGTACTTTTTTAATTTTCATTATCTTACTCATAGTACAGGCACAAGGAATGATACATACTTTGAAAAAAATGGTGGTGTCCATGTAGAGCAAAGAAACTATAAATCTAGTGGTAATCATGAAACTCATAGTTTAACTGCGGTAGATTATCTTGCTGCTAATGATACTATAGGTGTTAGAAATGTTACGGGTGATGTATATGCTTATCAAACTTGGACTAGCTTTTATGGATTTTATTTGGGATAGGAAATAAATATGACATCTATTTTAAAAGTAAATGAAATACAACACTCGAATGGTACTAGTGGAATTACAATTAATAGTAGTGGGTTTGTTGCTCCTAAGGTTCCGTTATTCAAAGTAAATCTTGATTCAAATAGTGCTGATTATGCTAGTAATAATTGGTATCTAGTAGACTTTTCTGCTACTGGCTCAGTAGAGTTTGATAATACAAACGCATGGGATACTGCCAATGAAAAATGGACACCTCAAACAGCAGGTTATTATCAAGTAAATTGTCAAGTAACTTCTGGATCGGGTACTATAAGATCTGTTGGTGCAGCAATATATAAGAATGGTTCAGAGTATCATAAATCAAATTTTTGGGCAGAATCTGAGGATGATGCTGACGATTTAGAAACTTCATTTTCAACACTTATATATTTAAATGGTTCATCAGATTATATACAACTTTATGGATATATTTACGATAGTGTAGCAGGTGTAGATAGATTTTTTGGTACTAAAAGAACTTCATTTTCAGGCCATTTAATATCGACTTAGATAAATAAAAAAAAAACAAGGAAAAAATAAATGACAGATGTAGCAACAGCGTTAGGCGCATTGGGTGTAACCGAATGGGTTATGCGTGGTGAGCCTACAAATGAAACAGAATTTAATTCTATGTTCGCAAAAGTAACTGGAGCAGATGCAAATGGTACAGCCATTGAATCATCTAATCCAGCTGATTTTGGTGTAACATGGGATCAGGTCAATACTAAAAAAACAGAATTAGTAAACGCAGAGCCAATGAGATTGCTCCGCGAAGAAAGAAATAGTCGTCTTGCGGCGACTGATTGGTGGGCATCATCAGATCTCACAATGAACTCGGATAGAACGACATATCGTCAAGCTCTTCGAGATATTACAAATACATACAATAGTCTTGATACTGTTGTATGGCCAACTAAACCATCATAGGAGATAATTAAATGGTTGATTTTACTATTACTCTGACAGATACAGAGAATAAAGGTATGGAGTACGCCGCTAGTAATGTTCAAGATTGGATTGACAATGCAGCGACTAATCGTGCACGAATAGCGGTCGATGAGATCGTAAATCTTTATACAACTAAGGCACTTGATGACGGTGTTGCAATTCCTGCAACTAGAGAACTAATTGTAGCAGATGCTTTTACTCGAGGTTGGGTAAAAACTGCGGCTCAACGAGACTCAGACGCAGCAGCTGAATTAGCAAATAGAGAATAATACTCATATTGAGGAAAATGTATAATGGCCTATATAGGACAAACATTAACTGAAGGCACTAGAAGAGCATATACATTTACTGCCACTGCTAGTCAAACGACGTTTAACGCAGTTTATAATACAGGAGCAGTAGATGTATATCTCAATGGAATATTGTTACAACCTAGTGACTATACAGCCACAACGGGTACAACAGTAGTTCTTGGAACTGGAGCTGCACTTGATGATGAAATAACTATTATATGCCATAATACATTTAGTGTAGCTGATGCACCGACACTTTCGGGTGGCGGTACATTTGCATCTAGTATTAGAGCTCCCATATATGATACAACTCAGAATACTATGAAGACGGCTTTGTTTCAAACTAATGAACAAACAATGTCTACTGATACAACTATACCAAGTGGA